AGATACGGTTCTAATGCAGAGGATATGAGTCAAGGAACTTTAGATCCTAAAATACAAAACTCTTTAATAGACCTAGTCACATATAATCCTGACGGCACCGTTACTGGTGTGAACAGTCAACAGGTGTATAATAAAGATGGCATCTTTGCAGGCGATCCCAACACAACGTACAATACAAACACGGGTTTATACGAGACCGATGAGCGTATTGGGTTCGATGATTCAAGTCCGAGTATATTAGGTCGAACGGCACGAGGTTTGACGGATTATATTGGTGGCGGTGGCATCATGGGTGCTTTATCTAACGCCTCGGGTAGCGGAGATACCCCTGAGACTATTAAGACCCCTGAGATAATAGACCTTAATCCAGGTGGCTCTGATCCTATGCGTCCGGTGCTACGTCCGACTGATGGTATCAGTGATATAACGAGTGCTCTTATGGGCGGAGCAGACTCCGTAACCAAATTAACCAACGACCAACTACGAAATCTTCCTACTTACGCTGGCGGTTATACTGGTTCTGGTGCTAACAACCCCTTCTTGAGTGCAGACCAAAGAGGGGTGCCGAATCAGTTTAACGCGCAGGGTGTCCAAGTTCCATTTGATGGTGGTAATAGAATAGATGTGCCTTTAGGAATAGGAACCCTCCCCGGAAAAAAGACCTTATCTGAACTGGCTAAAACGGAGCCCGTAATTTCGGCAGGGTTCAGGAATCCTACAAATGTATTCGATCCACAACAAAGAATTATAGATGAGGCGATGAGACCTCTTGGAGATCGCGTCAGTATGTATGAAGATGATCCTTCTATAGCGTTTGGCTTTGGCGGCGAACCTTTCGATTTATCGCAAACTTCTGGTTTTACAGACAACCAACGTAGGTTTGATAGAGGTCTTGCGCCTACTAATATCTCAGATCCACAATCCGAGGTGACTTATATAGACCCCACAGATGCATACCAAACGCCGTTTCAAAGAGACTTCACTTACCTTGGTGGTAAGGATGGTCTTTTACCTAGAAGATCTACATCGGAAATCAATCGGATAGGTGTACCCACACAGATTGCTCCATATGACGCAAGTTTTGAAAGAGAAGATGCTGTAAGAGCACTTCCCGATCAGACCTTTGGTTCGTTATTTGCAGATCAAAGAGCGGCGGATGCGGCTAGAGACTTCGCTTCTGGTGAAGGTAGTACATTTGGACAGATGTCAGGCACTCCTGCTTTTGGTTCAAGCGTTCCAAATACAATTCAGGTTAGTCCGAATGCAGATCAAATAACAGATACACCTACCCAAGCCTTTCGAGATGAGAACTTCGGAAGAGATAGTGACGTTACTGACTTTAGCTTTGAAAACAGAACACCAATAAACAGGATGATGTACAACAGGCCAACACCCGAAGTTAGTGAAGGCGACGGACCAATGAGTATTGGAGACGCATTTAAGTACATCGGTGGGGATCTTAAAAGAATATTCAACGAGGATCCAGCGGTTGTTGCTAGAAGAGAAGCGGCAGAACTGGATGAAAGGAATAGGTTTGGTCTTGAGGATCTCTATGATCCATCAGGCGCAAACAACATGACAATGACAGATGCACTTAAATATATCGGCGGAGATATAGGCAATATCTTTAAAGAAAGTTATAATAATGCTCAGACTGGTGTCAACGAGTCAATTCCTGTATCTCCTTCTTTTAGTACTATTAGTCGAACAGCTAATACGGACAACCAATTTGTTCCTCCAGCGAGCCCTGTACAATCTTCAAGCGTGTCTGCATCTCAAAATGGTTTTAACCCTGCGGGTATTGGGGCTCCAGTAGAGAACTCCATAGAGGCAGTGATTGTTGACGCAAGAGCGAAGAGACTTGGTAAGTTAGGCACTGCTACAGGTGGCGAGAACAACAGGCCGTTAGAAGATCCAAGCGAGTATATAGATCCTCGGATCCAAGATGCGATGGCACCGGATGGATTAGATGACAACATGTACAATGATGGTTCTGAGATATTTGATTTAAGTGAAACATACGATCCATCGGGTGGCGGTTTCACTGATGGCGGTGGAGGCGGCGGTGGCTTTGGTGGATGTCCTGAAGGTTATGAACCGATGACATTAGAGAACGGAGAAACGGTCTGTGTTCCTATTGAGGAAGAGGTTACTGAAGAAGAAGTGGAGGAGGTAACTCCGGTTACTCCAACAGTTCGTCCTGCTATGGGTCCTTCTGCATATACACCTCAAGAAGTTTCTCCGATTCGCCCGTACACGTTACAACCTGGTGAACAAGGAGTTGGTAGTTTGGCAGATGTTCTTCAGCTTCAAAATTATCCAAATATAGTCTAATGGATCTACAAGCTCTTCCCGAAGAGGCGTTAAAAGAAATACTAAGCCTCACCGAAGCTAAGAAACGCTTAGATATTAGGGACGAGGCGCAAGAACATTTCATGCCGTTTGCACATCATGTGTACGAGAACTTCATTGAGGGTCGGCATCATAGGATTATTGCAGAAAAACTAGAGCAAGTGGCTCAAGGTAAGCTAAAGAGGCTTATTATTAACATGCCACCTCGTCATTCCAAGTCTGAATTTGCCTCCTATCTCATGCCAGCATGGTTCTTGGGCCGTAATCCCAAGCTTAAAATCATTCAGGCTACGCATAATACGGAGCTTGCTGTACGTTTTGGTAGGAAAGTGCGAGATTTAATAGACGATCCGCAATATAAGGAGGTTTTTCCTGACACGCACCTTAAAGAAGACAACAAAGGTGCGGGAAAATGGCAAACAAGTGCTGGTGGTGAGTACTTTGCGGCGGGTGTAGGTGCTGCGGTAACGGGTCGTGGTGCGGATTTGTTTGTTATTGATGACCCACACTCGGAGCAAGACGCTTTAAGCGAGACTGCATTCGATCATGCGTATGAATGGTACACTTCTGGTCCTCGACAGCGTCTTCAACCGGGTGGATCCATCATAATTGTTATGACTAGGTGGGGAAAGAAGGACTTAACGGGTAGATTACTGGCTGCACAGGGGTCAGATGTGATGTCAGATCAGTGGGAAGTGGTGGAGTTTCCAGCTATTTTGCCCTCAGATAAGGCATTATGGCCTGAATTCTGGGAAAAAGACGCATTATTGTCTATTAAGGCCTCTCTTCCAGTAGCTAAATGGTCAGCGCAATGGCAGCAACAACCGACCACATCAGAGGGTGCAATCGTTAAAAGAGAGTGGTGGCAGCCTTGGGAGAAGGAGAAAGTACCGCCTTTAACGTATATTTTACAGGCATATGACACAGCATTTTCAAAAAAAGAAACTGCGGACTATTCAGCGATCACAACTTGGGGTATATTCAACCCAGAAGAAGGCGGACCAGACAACATAATTCTACTGGATGCCAAGCGAGGACGTTGGAATTTTCCAGAATTAAAAGAAATTGCGTTTGATGAGCATGAGTATTGGGAACCTGATATGGTATTGATAGAAGCAAAAGCAACTGGTACTCCTTTGATACAGGAGTTGCGGCTTCGAGGCATTCCGGCTTTGGGATTTGCACCCGGCAAAGGTAACGATAAGGTAACTCGTATGCACATGGTTGCACCAATGTTCGAAGCTGGTGTAGTATGGGCACCAACGGACAAGAAGTTTACGGACGAAGTGATAGAAGAAGTAGCGTCATTTCCTAATGGAGACCATGATGACTTTTGTGATAGTATGACGTTAGCTATAATGAGATTCCGACAGGGGGGATTTGTTTCTCTTGACGGCGAAGACCTAGAAGAAGATTATTACCCTCAGAAAAGGGAGTACTACTAATGGCACTACCACCACAACCAATGGGATCAATTGTAGATTCTGGCCTTATGCAAGGCGGCGCAGCAGCACCCGATATGGGAGGTCAAGACGTTGAGCTCATCCAAGAAGAAACCTTTGAAGGAGGAGCGGAAGTAATACCAGGGGAAGATGGTGGTGCTCTCATACAAGCGTTAAGTGGAATGATTGAAGGCGAGGTTGATGTTCAAATAGAGCATGACGAAAACTTAGCAGAATATTTAGATGATACTTATTTAGGAGAATTGTCTTCCGAGTTGCGAGGAGCATACGAAGATGATCTTACGTCAAGGGCAGAGTGGGAAGAGGCATATACAAATGGTCTTGATCTTCTTGGTGTTAAACAAATAGAGAGAGCGGTTCCGTTTGAAGGAGCTTCTGGTGTAACACATCCTTTGATTATGGAATCTGTAACTCAGTTCCAAGCGCAAGCGTACAAAGAGTTGCTACCTTCGGGTGGACCTATAAAGACACAAGTACTGGGTCTTCAAGATCAAGCGAGAGAAGATCAAGCGCACAGAGTTAAAGATTACATGAACTATCAAATCATGGAGGTGATGGAAGAGTTTGATCCTGATATGGATCAGTTGTTGTTTTATTTACCGCTATCTGGGTCTACGTTCAAAAAAGTTTATTACGATGAAGCACTGCAAAGAGCGGTATCTAAATTTATTCCTGCACAAGACTTAGTTATTCCATACTCTGCAAGCGATTTAGCTACAGCTTCAAGGGTCACTCACATTTTAAGAATGGACTTTAATGAAGTACGCAAGATGCAAGTTGCGGAGTTCTACAGAGATGTAGAGTTAAGCAAGTCCGATGAAGAAGACATCGTTAAACAAGAAGTAAATGAGTTAGATGGTATTTCTAAGACATACATGGATGACGTGTATACTATTTTAGAAATGCACGTTAATTTAGATCTGGAAGGATTTGAAGACATGTCCCCTGAAGGTGAGGCCACAGGGATACAGTTACCGTATATCGTTTCTATTGATCAAGGTTCTGGTGAGATACTTGCCATTCGAAGAAACTTTGAAGAGAACTCTGAGATAGCTAAGAAGCGACAATATTTTGTTCATTATAAATTCATGCCTGGGTTAGGTTTTTATGGTTTTGGCTTAATCCACATGATTGGGGGTCTTGGTCGTTCTGCAACAAGCATCCTACGTCAACTTATTGACGCTGGGACGTTGGCTAATTTGCCAGCGGGATTCAAGGCCAGAGGTGTAAGGGTGCGTAATTCGGATGACCCATTACAACCGGGCGAATGGCGGGATATAGATGTACCTGGTGGGGATATAAGGAGTGCAATTACTCCTCTTCCTTACAAGGAGCCTTCTGGAACATTAGCACAACTTCTTGGTGTGTTGATTGAAGGTGGGCGTAGATTCATTTCTTTAGCTGATGAACAAGTAAATAACATGAACCAGGAGACACCTGTTGGTACAACAGTTGCGATGTTGGAACGTGGAATGAAAGTTATGTCAGCGATACATAAGAGATTGCATTACGCTCAAAAAACCGAGTTTAGACTATTAGCAAAAATATTCTCTGACAATTTGCCACCTGAGTATCCGTATGATGTAGCGGGAGCACCACGGTCAATAAAGGCAGAGGACTTTGACGGAAGAGTAGATGTTATACCAGTATCGGATCCTAATATCTTTTCTATGTCACAACGGGTTACGTTAGCACAATCTCAATTACAGTTGGCACAAACTAATCCTCAAATACATAACATATACGCAGCATATAGAAGGATGTATCAAGCCTTAGAGGTTCAGAACATTGATGAGATTCTACCTCCTAAACCAGAACCTACACCTTTAGATCCCGCTGTGGAGAATGCAAGAGCTCTCATGTCAGAGTTGCTTCAAGCCTTCCCAGAACAAGATCATGAAACACACATAGCTATTCACCTTATGTTTTTGAAAACACCGTTGGTTGTTACATCTCCTCAAGTACAAGGAACATTTTACGCGCATGTACAAGAACATATTTCTTTATTGGCAAAGCAAAAAGTAGAACAAGAGTTGGCAGGTATCATGCAAGAAGTTCAAATGAATGTTCAAGCTGGTGGTGCAGATCCACGTTTAGCACAACAGAAAATGCAAGAACTTCAACAACAGATGCAAGTACCAGGAGAAATGGAAAAACTTGTAGCAATGCAAGAACTACAGTTAATGCAACAGTATCTTCCAGAGTTATCACCACCTCCTGCTGATCCTATGGCTGATCCTTTGGTTCAGATTAGAATGCAAGAACTTGGTATTAAGCAAGAGTCAGAACAACGTAAGGCAATGACTGACCAAGCAGATATGATGATTGAGACAGAGAAGTTACAACAGAAAGCTGTAACGGATGCGGCTCGATTAGAACTTCAAGAAGAGATTGCAGATGATAGGAATGAAGTGAACAGAGAACGAATAGATGTACAACGAGATGCAGTTCAACAAAGAGCGGACACCGCAGCAACTCGAAGTCGTAGGGGGTTTGAACCGTAATGCCACTTAAAAAGGGAAAGTCAAAAAAGGTTGTAAGCTCTAACATTAAAAAGTTAAAGTCTGAGGGCTATCCTCAGAAACAAGCAGTTGCTATCGCTTTGTCTAAGAAGGGGATGGCTCAAGGTGGTATGGTAAATTCTAGATTTAGTCCTATATCTAAACGGCAAAGGTTTTTAGGAGTGTTCTAATGATATTTAGAAAAATTTTCTATTTCTTAATGATCTACATGGGGTTGATATCTCTTCTTGCTTTGTGGTCAACAGAATATTTAAAAGTTCATGCTGCGGATTCTAACACAGTTTCATCAACTGTAGTAACGGACAAATCTGTACCGACTGCCAGTGCTCCAAGCGTGGTGGTAAACAACAGTGATGTTTGTAAATCTGCCGCCGCCGCATCCGTGC